CGAAGCGGGACCAGGCATCGGCGCCGCCTTCATGGACCGGCGTAATGAGCACGTCATCCAGTGCTGGTTTGCTGCTTGGGGTCGGGTCGGACGCGGTGCCGATACCCGGCATCGCGGGCATGGCCTCCACAGCTTCGGCAAAGTCGGCCAGATCAACTTCGCGACCCGCGCAGTGCCGCAGGATCTGGACCATGCGCTGGCTGCCACCTTTGTGATAGATGGTGCCTGGAACACGGATTGGCTGATGGGGTGAGCGAAAATGAGCGTCCCCGGCCACCTTGGCGGCAATAGCGCCGCGCACGATGCAAGCCTTCTCGACGTCGGCACCGGTCGCGGGCTCTGAAAGTTTCCACCAGACATGGAGCTTGTGCGTGCCCTGCGGCGTCCGCCCACCGCTCTCCACCACCAGAGCGGGGTCGCCCAAATGCTGGGTGAGATGAGTGAGCTTAGCCCCGATATCACCGGTGTCGATATCAACGACAATGGCCTGCATGGCGGCGATATCGGCTGACTTGGCCTGACCGTTCTGCGTCACCGTGCCCGGGATTACATAGACAGCAGCACCCTCACGCCCGGCCCAATGGGCAAAGGTCGTGAGTTTGTCCGGCGCGGATGTGTCCGCATCGATCCAGATGTTATGGGGCTTGCCTTCAATGCCCGAGCCCTTTTCGACGAAACTGCGGACTGGGATCAGGCCGTCACAATAGCCGAACACCACATCGAAGAAGGCGGCAATCTGTGCCGGATCAGGCTCCAGAAACAGCTCTTCCAGCAACGGGGCGTCGTTGAAATCCCGCCAGGGATTGAAGTGGACGATGTTGTCCTCGCTCATTGGGCCATCTCCCAGCAACGGGCCGCCCACGAGCAGAACCGGCATTCAAAATGGTCGCGGGTCCGGGTGAAGCGCGGCAACATCTCCCCAGCATCGGTGGCGGCGAGGATGCGCACGGCCTTGTCGCTCATGCGCTGGGCGAAGTCCGCGTTGAACGGCACCAGCTCGTGGTGGAGTTCGGCGGTGTCCTTGTTGATCGCGGTGAAGAGCGCAGGCGCCGCCGAGATGCCCGGCACGCTGCTTTCCATATAGGCCTGATAGAGTGCGATTTGCGCTGCATAGACCGGCTTCGACCTGACCACGCCGTCCTTGACGCAAGCACGCCAGTTCTTCGCGTTCATGGTTTTGCATTCCCAGAGAGCGGGAACACGAAGCCCGAGCGTGGCAGGTCCACCGGCGATAATGCCATCGACATGGCCGCGCAGGCGCCCGCCGGCGGCTGAGAAGCCGAACTGGTCTCCATCGGGGCGATTGCCTTTGCGGGTGAACAGGTCGAGGCCGGCGCTGCGCAGCCAGGCGATGGCCAAATCTTCCAGTGCATGACCGATGGCAAAGATGCGCAGGGTGCGGCCCGAAAAGTCGGCGCCTTCATCCTTGGGCGTGGCCGTGAACTCGAACTGGAGCGCGCGCTCGCAGGCAACGCCGACCCGCGAGCCGCCGAGATAATCCCGGGGGCTGCGGCTGGCATTGTCGGCAACGAGGTGCTCATCGACCAGTGCGTTGAGGCGATCGGCAAATGAGGGGCGCTGGTTGAAGTCCAGCATCAGAATGGGCAGTCGGCGGAGGTGATGGGAGCAGGCTGGATGGTGGCCGCCCGCATCGCATCCTGAAACCCTTCGACGCCTGCGCGGATGAAGCCGAGCATCTGGTCCCTGCTCCAGGCGCAAGGCGGCGTCTGCCATCCGATCGCATCAAGCATTGTGGCGACCGGCTGCAGCGCAGCCTCGATTGCAGCGGTTTCGAGGGGGGTAAGATCAACCATATCGGCTGCCTTTCTTGCGCGGTCGTGAAAGAAGGTCTGGCAGCGCATCGCGCAAAACCAGACGTCGGGTCCGGAGTGTCTGGTCTGTTGAGGACCCAGCCAGCCAAAGCCTGCGGCCGGGCGCCGGCAGATCGCGCAGAGCACTCCGCGGGGATGCCAACGGCGCAGGCGCGCTTCGGCTAAGGGAGGTGTTTCCATGGGTCTTTTTCATCATGCCGCTTCCCGAAACGCATCAGGGTCCGCGCCATGGACGAGGCTGCGGATGGCGGGCTGGTTGAAGCGGAAGGAGAGCAGCGCGGAGGCGTGGTAACGTGTCAGGCCATAATCCGAGCGATAGGCGACCGGCAGGAACGCGAGCTGCTTGTCGGACGGCGGCTGGCGCAGCCAGGCCCGGCTCTTGTGGGCGGACTCGTCGGTCTCATGGGTGTTGAGCCAGTCATCGGCTGCGGCAAGGCAGATGCTGCGCTCGCCGACCGCCAAGAGGTGTGCAGTCTTCCGGGGCTGCCCGCCGATGCCGTACCAGCGGCCGTTCAGGAAAAAGACACCGGCCCAGGCATGGAAGCCATTGGCAACTAGCGCTGCATCATCCCCAAATATATCCACCCATTGGAAGCTCGAACGCTTCAGCAGATCGATCTCGGCCATGATGAAGTGGCCGAGTGGATCAACAGGATCGCGCGCCGAGCCTTGCCAGACATGACCACACAGCGGGCATTCAGATACGGCGGCCGGGACGGTCGCGCTGCAATCCGGGCACTCCTTGGTCGGGGCGTCGCCGCAGGACAATTTGCCATCGAGGTCGACGTCCTGCTCGAGCGAGCCATGGATCAATGTCGATGTGCCAAAGTCAAGGACAATGCAGTCGGTTTTGACGATGCCTGGATAATCTTCCGGGTTCACTGTGCGCAGGCCGCGCCCAATCATCTGGATCATGGTAGATTTGAACGAGCTGGGACGCAGCAGGATGACGCAGGAGGTCGGTGGGTGATCCCAGCCTTCGGTCAGCACCGCGACATTGACGACCACCTGAAGGTCACCGGCATCATAGGCCGCAAGCGTGGCACGCCGGGTCGCGTCGTCCAGATCGCCATGGACGGCGGCCGCGGCAATGCCATTTGCATTGAAGGCGCCCGCCACGTTTTGGGCATGGCTGACGGTCGAGCAGAACACCACGGTCTGGCGGTCACCGGCCTTCTCGCGCCAATGCGCAATGACCTGGTCGGTCACCGGCGCCTTGTTCATGATCGCATCGACTGCGCCCATGTCGAAATCGGCCGCCGTCTTGCGAACCTTGCCGAGATCTTCGCGAACGCCAACGTCGATCACGAAAGTGCGCGGGCGCACGAGATGTCCGGAGGCAATCAATTCGCCCATGCAGATCTGGTCGGCGACATTGGTGAACACATCGCGCAGCCCCTTGCGGTCACCGCGATTGGGCGTGGCGGTGACCCCGAAGATGCGCGCCATAGGATTGCGGTGCAGCACCTGGTCGATGATCCGCCGGTAGCTGTCGGCGACGGCGTGATGCGCCTCGTCGATCACCAGCAGGTCGACGGCCGGCATGGCGTCGAGATTGGCCGGCCGCGAAAGGGTCGGCACCATCGCGAAGGTAACCTGGGCCTGCCAGTCTTTGCTGCTGGCATCGACGACCGAGGTGGTGATGCCCGGATTGACCCGGGAGAATTTATCCCGGTTCTGATCGGTCAGCTCATCGCGGTGGGCAAGGACACAGGCTTTGGCGCGGCTGTCGCCGATCATCTGGCCCGCAACAGCGGACAGGATAATCGTTTTGCCCGTGCCGGTCGGAGCCACACCGAGCGTGTTGCCATGGGTGCCGAGCGCAGACAGGCTGCGCTCGACGAAAAGGGACTGTCGGGGACGGAGGATCATGACTGCCCCTCACTGTGCCCAGGCGGGGCGCCCGCCGGTTGCGGGTGCCGTGGGGAACTGAGGCGATGCAGCTGCCGGTGCTGGCGTTTGGGCCGCGACCGACCCCATCAGTGCCGCATATTCACGGTGATCCGGGGTGACAGCTGCGCGGATTTCGTTTTTGTCATCGCCATTGCTGTCGGTGCCGACATCGATGCGGGCGATAAACTCCAGACCGTCGAGATCGCCAAAGCCGCTGATCCGGCGGGCCGCCTGTGCCTGGGGACTGTTGTCCTTGTCGGCAATTCCGCGCGCCGAGTTCAGGATGGCGCGGGCCAGCCCGCGGCCCATGTTCGCCCAGTCAGGCCCCTTGGCGCTGTAGAGCCCGATCATGCCGAACACCTTGCGCTTGGCAAACGGGCCCTCGAGCACCGTGTACTCGAGGCTCAGATAAACCGAGCCAGTGGTGCCGCAGGTGGCATAGCCTCCGGTCCATCCCTGGCTGGGATCGTCATGACCGCCCGGCCGAATGGCCATACGGACCTTGGCGAGCGTGCCCTTGGGGATGATGTTCGAGGTTTGTTTGGCGTCGTTAAAATCGTTCCAGCTACCCATGATGGGGCTCCTTATCTTGATCAGTTCTGTAGGGATTGGGTGGGGACGGCATCGGTGGTCGGCAGATCGGGCTAGCCGAACTCCAACCGCTGGCTGGCAGGCACAACGGGGCCGCGGATCTTGGCCATGAGCCGACCGAGGTGTGGTTCCTCGATGACGGCAAGGCGGCCAGACCGGTCCTTGGCCGGGTAGGACCAGGGATTGAGGGTTTGGCAGATGAAGGCACGCGACGCGGTGCCAGCCTCGTCCTTGATCTCAGCCATGGTCAGGACTTCATCAACGATGCCCGGCAGTTCGAGGCCGGTCTTGGACCCGTCGATCTGGGGCTGGAAAACCTTGCGATTAAAGTCGTCCAGCTTCTCGTCGAGAATGCCGACAAACCAGACATTCTTCGTCCTTGTG